CATGAATAAAAATCAGCTGTTGGTTCTTATATCTACGGTATTACCAGGAACCACTAGAAAAGAATTTGTACCTTTAATATCTAACACTAGATTTGTTTACAATCCATATCTTATCGCTATGGGATCAGTAGCATGGGATATGGTAAATCCAGAGATGGTTATGATCGGAACAGAGGATGGCGTAGAAACAGGTGATGCTAAACAACTGGTAGATTTTTATAAAACTGTAATGGAAAATGATCCGAGATATGAAATTGGTACCTGGGACGAATGTGAATGTATTAAAGTTTTCTACAATACTTTTATCAGTGCTAAAATTGGACTTGTTAATATGATACAAGATGTTGCTATCAAACAAGGTAACATTGATGTTGATGTAGTTACTACTGCATTGGCTCGATCTACTATGCGTATTATGGGACCACAATATATGACAGCAGGCATGGGGGACGGCGGTGCCTGCCATCCCAGAGACAATATTGCATTGCGATATATGGCTGATAAATTAAATCTAGGATATGATCTTTTTGATTCAATTATGCATGCTCGAGAAATCCAAGCAGAAAATCTAGCGAAAGAATTGGTCAAACACGCCAGTGCTAACAACATGGGAATTTTTATTCACGGTAAAGCATATAAACCGGGTGTCGAATACTGCGATGGTAGTTACAGTTTATTAGTAGGACACTATTGCTCGCAGATGGGATTTGAACCCACATACATTGATCCATTGACCGGTGATAATATTAATGCATGCCATGGGGTCGTATTGTTAGCCCATAATAGAAAGGTCACTTATGAATATCGTGGGTTTGATGAAATACAGACCCTATATTGTAAAATAGAAAAAGGGTCAATTGTTGTTGACCCTTGGAGAACTTTTAAATCAGAAGATGTTACAGTAATTCATTATGGTAACACTAGAAAATAGTTTTGGTAGAATCACCTATATCTTTTTTCAATCTTTCAACGTCAACCTTAAAGTCTAATTTTTTAATTTCATCTTTGTATTCTTGGAGTGTTTCTAACAGCTTTGCTGCAATTTCGTCAGGATCTAAAGATTTCATTTGTTCTTTGATATCAATCTGCCATACTCTGCCGTTGACGAACTCAAGATGTACCATTTCAAGATACGCCACCGGCATGGTATTCATATATAGATCTTCAAAAACTTCAGGCCATTCTTTAACTAAATGCCTTGGAGGTTTGAACAGAGGATTAGGCATCAGCAGATTCTTTTACCTTTGCAGTTTTCTTTTGCGGAGGATCAAGTTCATCTGCTTCCTTTCTTAATTTTGCTGCTTCTTTATACATAGCATCTGCTTGACTGCGATACGACTTAGCAATGTCCTTGTCAGATAATACTGCGTTTTCCGGAGCCTTCAATGGTTCAGTGGGCGAAAGATCTTTGACTTCTACGATCTCCTCAACTACTGAGCCGTTTGATTTTTTCGGAGCTCCAGATACAAACGTATAAAGATCGTCAACGGTACAATTGCGTTGTTCTGCAATTAGTACATTAAGTTGATCTAGTCGAACATTGTCGTTAGTGGTTGGTGCCATGATAACTGAATCAGTTGGAACTTTCTGTAAACGACCGTCAGCTTGTAAAGCCTGCAGCATCGGACGACCATCTGGAAATGTTCTAGTAAACATGATTTCGCCAAATTCAAATGTTTCTTGTGCTTGATCAGTTTCGACCACAGTCATGATACTATCATGATATGAGTCTGTTAGATTCGCTACAGGCAATACTAATGCCATATTTGATTCGCCTGGTAGAGTTCTAAAAACCACAAGAACTTTTGCGCCTGTGTTTACCATTCTACCTATGTGTTTTAATGGCTTCATATTAAGCCTCCTTTTTAGCTACAGACTCTAAGAATGTGTTTAACTTGTTAAAAGTTTTACCCACTGCTTCTAGTTCAGTTGCTTTGAACGCTCCTCTCTGTGATGCCACTTCAATAATGCTTTTTAGTGCAACTAAATCACTGATGTTTAAATCTGGTGGTGGAGTTGCAGGTGCCGCTTCTGGTGCAGGTGCCGCTACATCGGCTGTTTGGTTTTGAACTTCTTCTGTCATTTAGTTTCTCCTTAAATGTGGACAGGCTAACATAAAATATGTTAGTTCTTTCTGGTCTTCGAATGCTACAAATGTACTGCTTTTGCATCTTCCATCTTGATCAATATTCGGTGATCGAACAATGCAATACCTACCTTTTAATTTTGTTCCAATCCAATCTTCAAACTCTCCAAGCAAAAAGTCAACATCGGCGAGTTTAAATTGTGAAAAATGAGGGGGTAGAGTCTTCAATTTTCTTTGTTTTAATACATCAATAGGATTAAGATCGAACATAGTGCGAATATTTATAGACAGTGATTATTCGTCGGTGGAATCTTGGCTAAATTTACGAGCCAGGGCTTTGTTATAGCCCATTTTCTTAATATCTCCAGAAAATAGATAAAGTTGAAATGCAGCTTTTTCTTTTAACACAGTAATAGTCTTTTTAGTAATATAATACGGTCCGTCGATGTTATTATCTAACCATAGAAGTATTTGTGCAGTGATAGCGAAATCTTTGGGAAATTCTACCTGGTATGTTTTTATTTTAGCATCGTCTGTAATAAACTGCAAAGCGGGTTCTGTCAATCTAAGCCCACCATTATCTTTGCCGCGAACATTCCACCACCATGTGCTTCGATATTGTTTTAGGGTATTCTGGTCAGCGTCTTGATCTGCTGCTTGGAGGAATACCTTAGTATAGGTATCCTTGAGGTCCATCTAATCTACCTTCTCACCTTGGGTGAGTTTCATAACTTCGAAATCTTTGGTTTTGAATAATCTATTAAGTTTCTTAGCAAGATTGATCGCATGTCCTGGATTTGAGAATGATACTTTTTTATACTTAGGTCCAGGATAGCTGGCAACCAGGCTTCCGCTTTTTAGATTAAACGGTTGTCCTTTGTAAAATACTGCCCAGATGGCTTCACTATCAAGGATCTGTTCAATTTTAAAGTTTTCCTTGTTAGCATACTCTAACAATATTTTAGGTTTTGGTCTACTCATTATACGTGTTTCCTAATTAACCACGTATATATTTATACCTTTTAGAAGCCACCGCCGTCGAACTTAACGTCGATTTTAGTAGTAGATTCGCGTATCTGAGCCAGCATTTCGTGTATTTCCTGCACTGTACGACCTAATTTGCTGGTCATAACAGCTAATTCAGCAGTTAGGTCTCTAGCTTCTTGTATAGATATGCGAATATCCTTTTGTTGACTCTTTTCAGCAGCCACAACACGCTGTATCAGTCTTTCTACGGTGGGAAGATTTGTGGGAAGATTATTTTGAGACATTTGATAATACCTGTTTCATTTCAATTTCTGTTTTAAACGGACCTTTATATTCGTATCTTTGTAGAGTAATCAGTTTAGGGCAAAACGATTTGACCCATCCCTTCTCAAAACGTATCACGTAGTAACCTGCGCAGTAAAGACTTTTCGAATCACTGCTCTTAGTAAACAATGGTAATTTACGTTGTATGTCAAACATGGCATTATGTGGAGCTACACTAGTGGCATAGCCATGAACTTCATTAGGTAATGCATTATCTGCCTCTTTTACAATCTTGGCCACAAAGAAATCTTTGCCAAATTGTCTAGTTAGACTTTCTTTGGTATCGTAAATTTTGATACCTTCTTCATTGCTAAGAACAAAGCGATTGTCTTCATTCTTTCTTAACGTGGCAAATTTCTCCCCGTCTTTTTCTACGATCCAAAATTTATTTTCTATAATCGGTTTTGCGTGTAAGTCTGTCATTGTGTTCTCCCAACAGGTATTTGATTTACTAATACATGTATCTTCATACTGACATAGTTTGATTTTCATTTATGTATCTCGCATTCAACGGTTCCGCATAGCTCTGTGCTTGATCTGCGATCTTTTTAAGGTCATATAGATTACAGAACTTAATTAATCTAATACCTACTTGGCTGATATTTTTATTGGCACTAGTTGCTGTTGTAATAGTCTCAGCAATAACTGCTTTAATATCTTCGGGTTGATGGCTTAAGTCGATCAGTCTACGATTACGTTCATAATCTTCTAGTACACGATGCTCTTGACCGTTATGATCGGTCCATCTCTGTAACATAAGATTATTCCAGTTATATCCTTTACTTTTACGATCTTCGAACGCTTCAGTAAGCCCTACTTTTTTGCTTGTGCCTTTAGTGCGTACTCCTGGATATGCAGAGAATACATTATCGCTAGTGTCACCACGCATACATTTTTCAAACAATAACCATTCTGGATCTGGGATCGTTTTAGGTTCTTGCGTTTTCTTGTCGATGACTCTTTTGCCTTTTGCGTCAAAGATACCTTCGTGTGTGATCGTAGTTTCCATCACTCCGTTATATTGCTTTACAT